ATTTCATAAGTTATAGCTGTAGTAAAATTCTCCGTTCTCTTCCCTGACCGATACTGTCACCATCTTCTTGACGATCCGCTGAGAATCCTTCTGTGAACATTCTATTGGAATACGTGTTCCGTCAAGGTCACCATATACGAATCTCGGGTTAGAAGCTGGGCCAAGGATAAACACCTCAATCTCAGTGTCGCTGGCCACTGGCTCTGCAAGGTGCTTCTTAAACATCCACATCGCATGGTCAGTCCAGTAGATGGTTGCACCAGTCTTATCCCAGTGAACGCCCTTGATTAGGAACTCGTCACGAAATGCCTTTGCCTCCGCTGGTTTTACTTCCAGCTTCTCGACAATGTCTCCCTGTTTCCAGCAGTTAATATCCACCATTTCCTTGTATTGTTATTTGTGATTTCTTAGCGTCAACGTGATCCAGATCAGCAATAGCAGCATATCGCAGAACGTCAACAGGATCTTTCCATGCTTCTTTAAGTCCTTGATCCCCAGTATATTCTGCCAATGCTCTGATGATGTTCTCGCAGTCTTGTGATATGTAGAAATGAGGTCTATTGACAGAATCCAGAGGTTTACTGGTGTCGTAGCTCATCTTGCTAATCAATGCCTGAAGCCCTTCTTCAATATCAAGACCAGAGGCTGGATTACAGATGATTTCCATCTCAGCTAAGTCTTCAATAATCGAGGAAGCACCGTCAGACGCTTGATACCTAGCAGCACCTAGCCTAGAGTCGATCAGTCTGTCAAATATCTCTTCTTCTTCCTCGTAGTTCTGGATCAGTTCAACATAGTCTCGGATGCCATAACCAAGGCCCTTTGCTGCCTCGCCAGCGACCCACTTGCCACTCTTCCACTCAGCCCAGTCACCCACATCAACGCTTGGCCACTCACGATAAACGTAATACGTCCCAGTCTCATCAACCGCCACCCAGCACATGAACCAGTTCTTTGCACCAGCAGGGTCGATGATCTGATAACGTGTGATGTTCTCTGTCGGAATCTTGTCGTTCGGGATGACGTTAACAGCAGTGTTGAATTTGGGGAATTTGGTCGCCTGAGACTTCACAGGGACTCCGTAAGCACGAATGAGGATCTCCTCCCGAGTCCTGCCCTCAAGAGCCTCCTTGATACGCTCATAGCCTCCAAATGGGTTGTCCTGAGAGTGGAAGTAGTGGATGCTGGCGTTTCTCTTCTTTGACCGCTGGATGTAGGGGACAAGCTCGCCCTTGAGTAGTTCCGCAGGTCTGGATTCCACAATGGATGCACCGTCAAGATACTCCTTAACAACCTCCGTCCAGCCATCAATTGGAGTAAATGTTAGCAGTAGCTTTGCATTGCGGGTGGCAAGACGAAAGCGCAGGGTGTTGATCAATTCTGGCCCTAGCAAGTACTCGTCCAAGTAGACACCAATGTTGTGCCATTTCGGATCACGGCTTCCAAGTTCAGCTCCTTCTAAAATAGTTGGATTATTCTGATACTGAGAATACGTCTTGAAGATGATCTGCGATCCATTAGGAAGGATTAGACTCCCATCGGTAAACCCATTTTTCTTACTGTATGAAATGTACGCACTGGCAGATGTTTGCTTGGTTTTCAGCTCTATTGGTAGCCAGTCATAAATTGCGCTTTGCTGCTGACGAATTGAAACTTCTGATGTTTGAGCAAAACAAAAGATTTCTGATTTTGGATTTTCTACAGCGGCTCTGACTACACAGTAGGAACCCCATGCGGTTTTCCCTGAGTTTTTCTGCAAGACGTTGCCGATGAAGTAGTTACCAGTTTCTGGAACTTCAATATCCCAGATTTCGCTTACTTGTTTATCATTAACCTTGACAACAATCGTTTCTTTGGGTTTGATCAACGCACATGAGAACAATCTTAGAACACATTGTATCGGGCGACGAACTAAAGGAACTGATCGCACAAGGCAAAACACTGCAAGAAATTTCCGACCTAGCGTTTGAAAGATGCGAGCAGCGGTGGTCAACGGCTGGGGTTTCAAAGCTCTGTAAGAAACATAAGATTCCGATGCCTCGGAGTGGTCCTCGTAGCGGATCTCTTCATAAGGGTTGGAAAGGTGGGAGGACCCTGAATAAGGACGGCTATGTAGAGATCTACTCTTTTGGTCACCCGAATGCAAAGAAACATACCCATTATATTCTGGAGCATCGTTTGGTGATGGAGGAACAGTTGGGTCGATTCTTACTAAAGACGGAAGTTGTCCACCACAGAAACGGCGTGAAGACTGACAATCGTCCAGAGAATCTAGAAGTATTTGAATCCAACGCAAAGCATTTAGCCGAAACCTTGAAAGGACAGATCCCACAATGGAGTGAGGAAGGAAAAAAGAGAATTCGTGACGGCCAGAAGAACAAGAAGCCAATGACTCTTTCTCCAGAATCGAGACTACGCCGCCAATGCCTATGTCTTTTACGGAACGCCATCCAAAAGGAGTTGAAACTTGGTGCTCCGCCGAACACTGAAACGAGTCACCGTTTCCTAGAAGGACTTGGTATGTCTTGGCAACAGTCTTTACAAATGGTCGTAGAGCACGGCATTGAATCTGTTTTTCCCCGTCCCAAGCTAGCACATGAAACTCAGAAGTAATTTCCGAGACTGGCGTGCTTTTCTTAGCCACAGGATCATAGATTTCCTGTTCTGGTGCTAGGCAACGATTACCTCCAAGTGCTACGATTTCACTGATTTCTGACAACTGCTCCTCGGCCTTTTTCCAATGCGGTAAACGAAAGCCGTAACGGAATGGATCCTTCTCAGCGTTCTCAATCGCTTCGTGATAGATTTGGTGAAGGTGAACCAAGTCTTCTGGTTCCATCTCTGCAATCTCATCCTCGGAAGGAGGAGTCAGGATTTGGTGTGAACGCCACTTCATGGTACGTCGATGATGACAGTCGATGCGCGGGATGCGATCTTTGCCTTTGCCTGTGCGATCATGATGGCTGCGTCCTCAATGGATGCCCCCTTACGATGCTCGATCACAACACCAGCCATACCAGCAAGCTGGGTAGCCTTG